AAACTCTTTCTGCTCATCTTCATTGAACTCGGCATTCAGTTTATCAAGTCTCTTTTGCAATTTTTCATACCATTTATCAAGGGAGGCAAGTGTTTTGGTATCCAACACAGGAGGCGTTTTAGGAACAATCTGCGCTTTTGTAAACGATTCAATTGTGTTCATTTCCGGCTGGAATAAAGTGAAGCCGGATTTCTGGGCAGCCTGGGCAATTGCAATCATTCTCTCCCGACTGTCTGAAAATTCTTTTACCTGATTTTCGAGGTATTCTTTCCAGTTTTGCCCGTCCTTGAGTAATAACTCAAAGTTCTCATCAGCCCATTTTTTACCATGCTGGCGTAAGGCATCACTGTAAGCTTTATATTCATCTTCCTTTTCCTTTAGCTGTTGAGAATAAGTTTTTACTTCGTCTTCATCAATGCCTTCACTACCAGGGCCTGTTTTTTTCTGGTTAACTTTATCGATCATCCCCTGATAGGCATCAATCATGCCTTCAAGTTGCTGTATAAACCCACTCTTATCAGCCTTGAATTCTGCAAAATCTAAAAATGACTCCTGAAAATCATCAAATCCATACTGAAGGTATCCTGTACGTCGAGATATATCTGCAATAAATTTGTCGTATACCTCTTTGGCAATGTTACTATATTCCAACAAACCTCTTTCAACCTTACCCCCACCTTGCTTTATTTTTTCATCAATAGCATCATTAATTGCCACAACGAATTCAGGGATTCTATCTGTTCCGTACACTTCGCCAAATTTCCCGATAAAATCACTAAATTCCTTATCAAACTTATCAGATACATCCCCCAATACCTCCCCTAATTTTGTTTGACTCTTTTGAACTGCAATATTTGCTATCAATGCATTAGTTGCATTACGTTGTGCAACTTCGATATCTTCAAGTGATGATTTTTCAGTAAGCAAATTCTCAAGATAACTACCATAACGATCATTGGTAATTTTGATCGCATCAGCTCGCTCTTCTGTTCCTTCCTGAGTAGATTTTAGTTTATTAAAGAGAGAATCGAGCTTAATGACTTCCTCCGAGATGGTTGCATTAAGATCACCGGTAAAACTGTTAACTTCTTTAGTGTGTTTTGCCCACAATTGATATGCCCCAATAATTGCTGTTATTGCAGCTATCGCTATACCTGCAGGATTAGCACGCTGAGCAGCATTTAGCAGCCGTTGAGCAACTGCTGTCTGCCTCAATGCACGGGTAAGCGATCCGGCAGCCTCAGCCTCACGTAAAAGTGCTGCGGCAATTGTTGCAGCCTTATATGCACCGTAAGTATAGATTATAGTTTTTATTACATCAATAACCTTTTCATAGTTATCGACCAGGTTAGTTGCTGCTTTTATCGCATCGGCCATCACCCCTTCGTTTGCTTCGCCAATGCTGTTTAACATCCGATCCCAGGCATCCTGGAAGTTACTTGCGAGTCCGGTAATGGTTTTACTCTGCTCTTGCATCAGGTTGGCAAACATACCGCCTTGAGTGGTCATATTCTGAAGAGCAGCTTCCACATCTTTAAATCCTACTTTCCCCGCTTCAACAAGCTTTTGCACCTCTGCTTCGGCAATGCCAAACTGATTTGCCAGCTCTCGTATAATTGGGATTCCGCGGCTGGTAAACTGCATGATGTCGCGTGTATATGCCCTGCCCTGCGTACGAAGTGTTCCATATAGATATATAATATCACCGATTGGAGCAGAGACACCTGCCGCAACATCACCAAGTGTTCGCAGGGTTCCAATCACATCATCAGCAGCAAATCCATAAGCGAGCAGCTGTTTTGTGCCTTTAGCTACATCGGTAAGTTCAAAAGGAGTTTTTGCAGCAAAATCGACGACCTGATCCATCAGCTTATCAGCTTCTGATTTGCTTTTTAATATGGTTTGAAAAGCTACTTCAAGCTGTTGAAATTCACCCCTGACATTTGCGATGTCGCGGACAAAATCTTTTAAAAATCCTGCTGAGAAGTAAACACCAATACCTGTAGCCAGATTCCTAAAAATGCTATTCATCCGTTGTGCCTCCTTGTCAACGGTATTGGTAACCCCTTTAATGCCTTGCTTCATCTTAGCGGTTTCGGCCTGAAAATTCATATTTTTCAGAACGAATTCAATATCAACCGGTATGTTATTGTTTGCCATTTTATAATCCTAAAAATTCTGCCAGCTCATCTTCACTTTCAATCATCTTTGGTTTTGTTTTCACACGCACGTAACGCGGGGCATCGGCCAACATCATCTGAATGTTAATCCAGGTTATTCCCCACAAAATGTAATCAAACGTCCACCCGGTAGCTGTTGCTATGCTCCAGATGGTTCCCCAGGGGCTATTGAGGCCTCTTGTTTCTCCTCTTGACTCCCCTGAACTTCCGGGCTCAGGTTCCTCGGCCTGGTCATCGTCATACTCCGAACCAACCTGATAGTATTTGTGAAATCCTGTACCCCGCTGAGGGTAACTATAAGGGCAGCGGTTTTAACCAGGTCATTGGGCTTCATGTGCCATAACAGGTATGTAGCCACGATACCTGTAAACAGCTTGATTTTACACTTGCTGTTCAGGATCGCCACTGCTACCATCCGTGCCACCGTTTTGCCATGTTCATCCATTAACCGGTGTGCTGCTTCAGGTTTCCCATCGTCCACTTCATCGAGGTTGAACTCTGCCTTAATGCACAGCCTGCTTAAATGCAGCATCGTTCCCAGGTATGGCTGTCGTACGACCAGGGAAACGGTTTTCCGCCCGAATGCCTGAAAAAAACGCGGGGCGGGCAGTTTCACCCTTACCCCGCGTTCGAGTAATGTTTCGGCAGCAAGCTGCTCTGTTCTTTTTTTTGCCATTAGGTAGCCGGGTCAGGTAACCATTTAACAGATTTCGTAGTACCATCGGTTGGCGTGAGCACTTTTGCCACAATGTCAATCATGGCTATGCCGGTGCGCGCCAGCTTCCAGTTCAGCTTACCGGTAACCTTTGCACGCGGTATCTGCAGCACACGGCCGGAAACCTTATCTTTGATCTGAATTGATTTCTCAATATCAGGCTGGGTTGCCGGAGCTTCCCATGAGTCGTTCGGGGCCGTCCCTGAAACGGTACCGCCAAGTACCTTAACCATTTCAGCGGGAGAGTAATTGATAATACTCCAGCGCACTTCAACCACTCCGCGTTTTGATATTTCTTCTTCCGGGTCGTCGTTTTCTTCCGAGAAAAATTCGGTCACTTCCGCGTCGGCTTGAACCAGCTCTGCGGTATCTTTGTAGGTTACCCCAAGCGCAGCAAGGGAAGTTCCCATTCCGCCGGTAGCCCCTACATCTCCGACCTTTATATATTCCAATCCTAATGCTCTTACTTCTGACATGTTTTTGAATTTTAAGATTAAATTAGAGCCGGGCGCAGGCTAAAGCAGACTGCCGCCCAGGCTCATATAGTTCAATTATGCATTATCCTGAACAATTGCTTTCAGGCCTTTCACATCGCTTCTCATCGGACGTCCGCCTGCACGTACCAGGAAGGAATAAATATCACCATAGTAAGTAGGATCGTCTTCGCTTTCGAACATTTCAGTTTGTCCGAGTGCCCGGCATACACTGTCGATATGCCATGCCAGCGCAGCGGCCTGGTCGGTAGTTACCCCGGTAGTTGTCCACTCTTTTGCGCTAAGAGCCGCAGTATATCTCGCTGCTTTGCTTCTCATCATAAAGTTAAAGCTCATCACCTTACCGATTATGCCCTTACTGAAATCTGCCAGCGCGTGGAAAGCACGCGAATCAGCTTCACTCATAGAGCTTAACAGTTGCCGGTACATCTGGCTGTCGATAAGCATGTAGCGATCTTCCTGCGGAATGTCATCATCATTAAAAGCAGCCATAGCAGCCTCTACATCGGCAAGCACAAATTTTTTGCGGTTACCGGTAGCTTTAGGAAGATGCGCGGTTACTGATCCGCCTGTGGTTCTCAACACATAATCGGAAGATGGCGACCATTTATATATGAAATCATTGGCCACTGTATCAAAAAGCTTACGTTTATCCTGCCCCAGCACGCTCTCCCGTTTATTGTAGGTTAGCTCAACTGTATCGGCATGAGGAATCCGGATCGGATCGGTTGTGAATTCATCCAGGTCAAAAGTCAGGTCTGCATCGTCCCTGTGTTTCACTGTAGCCGGGAAAGATTTCCGGTTTTTAACCACTCCCGACGGACTTCCGGCGTTAGGGATATGCACTGTTTTGTTGGTCACAAACATATCGGCATTAAACGCCTTAGAGAGAAAAGTGTTATCGGCAAACAAACCCTCCACTATGGAATTCATCCATATCTCCTTTTGCACAGCCATTGGCAGCGCTCCCGGAACCTGCGGAATTAAAAACGAAAGGCCCATGCCAACACCAATAACAGCCACAGGGCTCATCCCTGCAGCAGCGGCAAGGGTGCCGCCAACAGATACGTTGAATAACAACGCTGTAATAATCATTAATACTCGTCTCATTGTATCAGATTTTTTTAGTTAATAATCAGATTAGGTCGGAATCTCATACATGGGCAGGAACGCTGTTCCGTCATATACAAAACTCATATAAGCCACCTTAGAGGCAGCTACCGCGATACTTGCCGGGGTGTCGGCAAAGCCGGTTCCCAGGGTAACTGTACGCGCAGAAGCATCAGCATCGAGCTTCAGGTGAAGCTTGGCACCTTTTGTCACCTGGGCATTGATGGTGAGGTTAATGGTAACATCTCCTTCCAACTCTGCGGGCTGGAGGAAAGTTTCCATCTGTGCAATGTCAACAGCCAGGGTGGCTGCATAGTCAGGCGTCAGTACTTCGCCTACAGGGAAAAGAACCTCTTCGGAGGTCTTCTCTTCGGGAGCTACAAAGTTGAACTCTTCGTGTGTCCCGTCATCTTGTTTCTTAATCCAGGTCATCTTTATTACTTTTTCGGTTTTCTGCCAAATTTCTCTTCGAACTTCTGTTCGTACACATCCGGGTACTTGTCTCTGAGAGTTACAAGCTTCCCGCTTTTATCCAGCTCATCCCAGCTCTTCTTTTCAAAACTTGCCAGCTCAATGGCTGCATCGTTGTTGCCGGATTCGATCTGCTCACTCACGCTTTTGCGTTTCGGGATAGAGGCCAGCGCATTTTTTGCGCCCTCATGGTCGGTTTCAAAAAACTTCAGCCAGTTTTCTTTAGCTGATTTTCCGTCTTTATCGGGAGTTGCATCGATGCGGCCATCCTTAACGGCTGCATCAACCAGGTTCACAGCTTCTGCTTTTTGGGCAGCTTTCTGTGTGTTCTCAAGATTTTCGGCTTTCGCCTTAAGGCCGTCGCGCTCCTGGGTGAGCGTGGTAATGGTCTGCTCCTGGCTGGTAACTTTTTCAACCAGCTGCTGAACCTGATCCACGGTCATCTCTTTGCCGTCGGCCAGCTTAATTGTTTCCATATCGCTATTATTTTGGTTAAATTTCAATTCGGGAACCGGAATATTCTCACCTGTTTCGGCAAGTCGGATCATCTCATCATCTTCATTGTATAAGGCCACAGCATTGTAGTTTGAGCCGATATCGGCAATTGATATCTCCTTTAAGAGCCACTTTGTAACCGTTGCGCGTGTCTGGCCTTTCTTTAACAGCTTTTTATCTTCGCTGAACTCAATAGGCTTAATTCCGGCGGAGGACATTCTGAGAATGCCGTCTTCCCACTTACGGGCAATTTCGGCAGCAAACTCATCATCCAGGTCAAAAACCGGCTCTGCTTCCCATTGCTGTGACTTTTCATTAAACCGGATATCTTTAACCGTGCCGATTGGCAGCACTTCATCCTTCGTGCCACGCCATGCCCGGCTATGCATCCACAACAGTATAGGGTTCTTTTTGTAAAGACTCAGGTCTGCTCCGTCATTCTTTAAGTAGAATCCGTAACTGTTGATCGATTCGTCAGAAAAAACAAGTCGTTTTGCCATTTGCTTTTTTACTTTTATGTTGACTCGCCAATTCGGCATTCAAGTACCCCAAAAGAAAAACTCCGGTTTCATTTTAACAAAAAGTGTCTTAACCGTTAATAAAGATTCCTTAACGGTTGGGCTTGTTTTTCATTTTCACCACCCTGAAAAGTAGTTTCGAAGAAAAATTGGAGCATGGCCGGATTAACAAACAAACAAAAAAAAGACTGGGCACAACTTCTCTTCACAAAAGAGAACGTGACACAAAAAGAGGTTGCCCAGCGTGTTGGCGTATCAACCCAGACGATGAGCAAGTGGGTTAACCAGGGAAAATGGGAGGAGTTAAAAGTATCTGTAACCATCACAAAAGAGGAGCAGCTCAAAAACCTTTACCGCCAACTTGCAGAAATCAATAAAGTCATATCCGAACGCGAGGAGGGAAAACGGTATGCCACATCGGGCGAAAGTGACACGATCAGCAAGCTGGCTGTAGCTATTGAAAAAATGGAAAGCGATATCGGGCTGGCTGACATTATCTCCACATTCCGTACTTTTTTAACCTGGCTGCGTGGTTTCGACATTGAGCAGGCGCAGACTCTTACTCCTTTATGTGACAGTTTTATCAAAAGCCGCATTAAGTAATGAAGCGATTAAGATTAAATGACCGCGATGCCCTCCGGCAGTGGGAAGACTTCCGCCGGCAGGTGATGGAAGCCACCACGGTTGATGCTTTTGAAACCGAGCTGGATAAAAAATCACGGATTGAAAAGCTTGAAAAAAGGCCGGAAGAGTGGTTTAAATATTACTTCCCTCATTATTATAAATGCGAACCTGCTAAATTTCACCGACAGGCTACAAAAAGGTTGCTGGAAAATAAACGATGGTACGAAGTAAGAGCATGGAGTCGTGAGCTGGCTAAATCGGTACGCAGTATGATGGAAGTAACATACCTGTCACTGTTGGGTGAGATCCGCAATGTACTGC